GGAGTGGTCAGTCCAGTTGCTATACTAAGTCCAGTCGAAGTGGAGGGTGCCATTGTGAGCAGGGCAACTCTACACAATATCGAGTACATTCGCTCTCTTAATCTGGAAATTGGATGTATGGTAGAAGTTATTAGAAGTGGTGAGATCATACCACGAATCTTAGGTCGAGTAGACCAAAAGAAAAATAATTCTTGACTTTTACCTCAACTTTTCGTATAATATACTTTCACTTTTCGGAGTAGTCTATGTTTGCAGAAATTTTGCCCCCGACTCAGTGTCCTTCTTGTGACTCTGTTCTCGTATGGGTAAATGACCAGCTTTTTTGTCGCAGTAAAAACTGTCCTGCGCAGAATAGTAAAGCGGTCGAGCACTTTGCCAAAACAATGAAAATAAAAGGTCTTGGCCCTGCCGCTATTTCTAAACTAGACCTCGTGAGTCCTTCCGATATTTATGCTCTTACTGAGGATGATATTTGTGGTACTCTCGGTTCCGAGAAAGTGGGCTTAAAGCTCTACGCGGAGATTGAGAACTCTGTTTCTGCTCCGCTGGAGCTTTTATTGCCTGCCTTTGGTATTCCATTGATTGGAAACACGGCAACACGGAAGTTGTCTGAGACTGTAAAAACCATACATGAAATAGATGCAGACACTTGTCAGCGTGCCGGTTTGGGTCCGAAGGCTACGGAAAGCTTGATGCAATGGCTAGATTGGGATGCCCCCTACTTCTTTGAAGAAATGCCAGGATTTTCTTGGGAATTTTCAGGTAGTAGTGCAGTAGCAGCGAGTAAGGGCGTTGTTTGCATTAGTGGACGTTTGAAGAGTTTCAAAACGAAAGCTGATGCTACAACAGCATTGAATGCTGCCGGATATGAGGTAAAGTCTAGTCTTACTAAGCAAGTAAATTATCTCATTAATGAGGGCGGACAAGAATCCGCAAAAACAAGACAAGCCAGAGATTCTGGTGTAACTATTGTAACAAACCTAAGTGAATTTCTAGGAGAACACTAATATGGCACTTCCTAAGTGGACTGATGAGCGTACTGCTCAACTTACAGCTTTCGTCGGTGACGAGAGCCCTGTGTCTCAAGATACTGTTGCTGGCGCAGCAGACAATCTCGAGACTTCTACCCGCTCTGTTTCTAGCAAGCTCCGTAAAATGGGCTATGAAGTAGAGCTGGCTTCTTCTCGATCCTCTCGCGCTTTCAGCGAAGATCAAGAAGCAACTCTTGCTGCTTTTGTCTCTGACAACAGCGGTGAGTACACCTATGCTCAAATTGCTGAGCACTTTGAAGGCGGAGCTTTCTCTGCCAAGTCAATCCAAGGCAAGATTTTGTCTATGGAACTGACCGATCATGTCAAGCCTGCTCCTAAGGTTGAGACTGTTCGTACCTATTCTCCCGAAGAGGAGTCTAAGTTTATCTCTATGGTAAATGACGGTGCGTTCGTTGAAGCTATTGCAGAAGCTCTTGATCGCTCTGTAAACTCTGTTCGTGGTAAGGCTCTCAGCCTGCTTCGTTCAGGTGAAATCGACGCTATTCCTCGACAAGAGCACACCAAGGGCGGAGCCAAGGAAGATCCCCTGGCAGACCTCGGTGACGTGTCTGGAATGACTGTTGAAGAGATCGCAGAAGCAATCGGCAAGACTGCTCGCGGTGTCAAGACTATGCTGACTCGTCGTGGCCTTTCAGCCGCTGACTATGACGGCGCTTCAAAGAAAGAAAAGGCTGCTAACTAAGTAGATTTTCTTTTTAGCAACCGTAGCGGGTGCGTTGCGGTTGCTTTTTTGTGTACTCGGGGAACTTAATTGAATATTGCTTCTGCATTAATCAAACAGATTATTGTGCTTCAGGATTCTGATACCTGGAGTTATTTGCGTAAGCATTATTTGCCCAACGAGTACCACACCATCTTTAGTATTATTGATGGACACTCCCAGAAGTATCATACTGTTCCTACATTTGAGGATCTAAAGTTTGAGATTCGGGATAGTGCTACGCAGGAAAAACTTCTTGCTATTGAAGCACTGGAAGTTGAAGCAGAACCTTCTATGCTGCTTCAATATCTAAAGAATGAGTATACTCAGAAAGAGATATTGTACTCACTCGAAAAATATATTGACCATTCCATATCTTTTGAAGACGCGGAAGAGTCAGTATCTCATCTACATCAGATCGTTCTAGATATAGAAGATAAAGTAGAGCTAGAGCAGCCCCAGGAAAGTATGCAACGTATTTCCCTGTTTCCTGCTGAAGATGAGTTGGAAAAGTACCTGCCCCTCGGTATGAACTCCGCATTCGACGAAGAATTCAAGTTTTCTCCCCGAGACTTGATTCTTGTCGGGGGTCGCCGCGGGGCAGGGAAATCCATTACCTGCTGTAACATTGCAAATACAGTGTATGAAAGTGGCAAATCTGCTATCTATTTCACAATCGAAATGGATAGTCGTGAGATTTTACAGAGATGTTGCTCTATCGCTACAGGCGTACCTCACGAGCGTATTCGCAAGCGTAATCTTAGTGTAACTGAGTGGCAACTTGTGGCTAACTGGTGGGCAAACCGTTTTGTCGATCCAGACGAAAAATTGAAACAGTACGAAGATCATCGAGACTTTGATCGTCTACACTACGATCTAAAGACCAACTGTGAGCTTCTCCCGACTCAGCAGTTGGATGTTGTCTATGATGCTTCTCTTACACTTTCAAAGATTCGCGCTGAACTTGACAAGAAAGTGAAGAGTGCTATGGATGTTGGTGTAATTATTGTAGATTATATCAACCAAGTCAAACGCTCTAATCTTCCGTCACGCGCAGGCCAGTATGATTGGACTGAGCAGATAGAAGTGAGTAAAGCACTGAAATCAATGGCGCAGGAGTATGAAGTACCGGTTTACAGCCCTTATCAAATTGATGCTACTGGTGAGGCTCGTTTCGCCAAGGGTATTCTCGATGCGGCAGATGCGGCGTTCACTATTGATACGTGGAATACTGAAGATGCTATTATGACATTCAATTGTACAAAAATGCGTAGTGGAAAAATGGGAACATTTACCTCTACCATGAATTGGGAAACTCTAAAGATAGGCCCAGAATCGGCACTTACACCAGACGAAAAAGAAGAAAATGAACATAAGACTGGTGAAGAAATAAACGACATCTAAAAATAGTTCTTGACACTCCTGCTGATTTTTGGTATAATATATCTTCAATTGGTAGGAGTTTTTTATGGGTATGATATATGGATCTATTCGACACACCACATCTGGACGTAGAAAAAACACAAAGACTGTTCGACGTGTTAAGAAAAGCTTTTCAGCAGTATCCGAAAACACTACACAGTCTTACAGACGAGAAACACCTAACTACCCAAGCTGCACCAGTACAGCTGGAATTGCCGCTCGAGTGGAACCGCCACGTTACACCGGAACACTTGTTAAAGGTATCGGAACCATGCACAAATCAAATGCAGTTCCAATCATTGACGAAGAACAAATGAAAGATATTGCGAGGATGAGACGATGAAACAGCTAGGCTTTTGGATTTATGACACATATAACTTCTTCTTTAGTTTGAAGCATAATCCCTTGCGTCATATTCCAAATGCATTTACTCAATATATACTTATGTTCTATTTGTCAGTAATGTGGACAGTAGTATTTACTCTTGCAATGGGTCATAGTATATACTTTGGGATCGGAAGCGTTGGCGGACATTTGCTGGTTATTAGTGCATTTTTTATTACTGCACTCACCTTTCAAGATGCAGAGAAGAATGGTCACTTATGGGTAAAGCGTACTAACCTGCCAGAAGTTAAAGATCGACGAGGTGTTTGGGACCTGGAGAAAGAAGGATGAGTCTAGCACCTAGAGTAGAAATTAAAGTCGGTCCCTACTTTGATATTCTCGAAGTAGCAATGGCAGAACAGAATATTGAATTAGCGGAGACTATGCTTGCTCGCATATCTCCGTACTTTCATCTTTTAGATGATGAGCATATTGACTACTACCAAGGTTGTCAGTATGCAATTGAAGAAAATATGGTTCATTGTTTCGCAAAAGAAGATAATGACGACTATGATGAACCTAGTGAATATGATGAATGGCAAAGTTACGACCCTGACTGTTAATGAACGTAGAAGAACTATTACAATCTAAACAGGTTCCATTTCTGCCCAAGGGTAAAGACTATGTAGTATCTTGTCTCAACCCTGAGCATGATGATAGTAACCCAAGTATGCGAGTAGATCAAATCACTGGCATCTTTCATTGTTTCTCTTGTGGGTACAAGGGAAATCTTTTTGTGCACTTCGGAGAAAAGGCAAGTTTTCTACACTTACGCAGGGAACTTATTAAGAAGAAAATTCGTGAGAAGAGAGCTGAAAGTGTGGGCTTGCCTTTTCCCCCAAGTGCATTACCTTACGTTGGAAACTGGAGAGGTATCAAACCAGAGACGTATCGTAAGTTTGAAGCATTTCAAGACCATGACCATTTTATCGGTCGAGTAGTGTTTCCAATTCGTGACATATCAGGTAAAGTTGTAGCTTTCAATGCAAGGCATATGACCGGAGGTACTCCCAAGTATCTTATCAATCCGCCTGGGGCACGAATGCCTCTGTATCCTGCGAAAGTAAAACCAATTCAAGGCAGTGTTATTCTTGTAGAGGGAATCTACGATATGATTAATCTGCACGATAAGGGTTTGACAAATGCAGTGTGCTGTTTTGGTACTCGCAACATTAATGAAGATAAGTTATCTATTCTTCGCCTTCAAGGAGTTGAGCAAGCAGTAGTATTCTTTGACGGAGATGAAGCAGGTCAAAAAGCAGCAGTGAATGTAAAGCAAATGTGTGAAAATGTTGATCTAGTCACACGAAGTGTAAATATACCAGATATGGACCCAGGCGGTCTATCAGAGAATCAAGTACAAAAACTGAAACAAAAACTTTACTCATAGGAGTAGTATATGACGAGCCCAAAGGTCGCTCTAATAGAGACCAAACCAAGTAGAACTAATTTTCAACAAGAATTTGATGGAGCTTTTGAATTTGATCAGTTTCAGCTATGTTCTGATCCTACCCTCAAAAAAGTTCTAAAGAGAGATTGTGATATACAGATTGATACTGATCTGTATGATTGGGTTATTCTTGTAGGGTCAGATGCTCTCAAGTATTTCACCAAAATTAACTCTGTAACAGAGTATTCCGGCAAGAAGGTCGAAGGTAAATTCTTGCCAGTTATTAACCCTGCTATGCTTGCATTCAAACCTGAAGCAAGAAATACGTGGGAGTCCTCGAAGGATAATATCATTTCCTATATTCGAGGTGAAATCGAAGAGGTTATTATAGATGATAGCATTGCTTTCGGTATACAAGACACAGAAGAAGCAAACCAGTTTATCAAAGATGCAATTAAGCATGAATGTAAATATATTGCACTGGACTCAGAGACTACAGGACTCTATCCACGCAATGGCCATATGCTTGGCTTATCTTTGTCGTATGATGGTCTGAAAGGCGCATACATTGATACCGACTGCTTTGATGAAGATACTGAACAATTGCTTCAACAGCTTTTCGATGCAAAAACAGTAGTATTTCATAACGCCAAGTTTGATATGGCATTCTTTGAATATCACTTCAATTTTAGATTTCCTAACTTTGAAGATACCATGTTGCTCCATTACCTCATAGACGAGAATCCTGGAGGGCACGGTCTAAAACAATTATCATTAAAGTATACTCCTTATGGTGATTATGAAAAGCCTATGTATGACTGGATTGACCAGTATCGTAAGGAGCATGGCATATTGAAAGGAGACTTCCAGTGGCAGTCTATTCCCTTTGATGTAATGAAAACATATGCTGCAATGGATGCAGTGTGACATTCTTATCCCAGGTTGTAGATTTCTAACTGATACTCAAGATAACGGCGTTCCTTTTGATAAGATGCGTCTACTTAAGTCTCAGTCTTTAATGCAGGAAAATATTGATGAAGCTATTCGTACTTTGTACCAGAATCCAAAGATTCGTAGATTCGAAGAACTGAATGGCGGCGAGTTTAATCCAAACAGTACAGTACAACTTCGTAAGCTAATGTTTGATATGTTAGGACTAAAGCCTACTG